AACCACCTGCAGTCGCCTGCCGGAGAGAAAGTCATCGTCAACATCATCGGGCGCAATGCACGGGCCATCCGTGCGGCGCTGCAAGGGTAAATCTCATGGCACTTCTGTTCATCGACGGTTTCGATCACTACGACCCGCAGGCCGTGGACAGCTTTGGCGATCCGTGGCTTGCGCGTGGCAAAGCGGCGTATCTGTCACCGCAGGCCATCCGCATCAATGGCCGTCGCCCGTCCTCCTATGCCCTGCGTTTGCCGGAAGGCTCGGGTGGTGGCTACGTCAAGAACCTCGACGCCACCAAGACCAGCCTGATCGTTGGGGCAGCCATTCGCGTGGTGCCGTACCAGAACACCTATACCGAACCCTTGCTGCTCGGCGTGCGCGATGCCAACTCGCAGGTCGCACATTTGGTGAAGATCGGCGAGGACGGTCGGCTCAAGCTCTACCGCTGGCAATACGGCTATGACCAGCTGATCTCCGTCTCAGTCGCCAGCGCTCCGGCGCGAGGCTGGCACTACATCGAGTTGCAGGTCACACAGGGCACCAGCAACGGCATTCTGTCTGTGCGTATCAACGGCATCCTGGCCATCCAAATGACGGCGCAGAACACCATCCAAGGTGGTGGCCAACTGCTCACGGCATTCGTCGGCGCGGTCCCCGGCCAGACCTGTCCACTCACCATCGATGTCGACGACTTCTACATCGCCGACACCAGCGGCACGATCAACAACACCTTTCTTGGCGACGTGCGCGTCGATGCCTTGCTGGCTCAGGCCGATGGCGGCCTGAACCAGTGGACGGCCAGCCCGGTCGGCACAGCCGCATGGGAAGCGGTGAGCGATGACGATGAGGCCACGGCAATCAGTGCGGCAAGCAGCGGTCTGCGTCAGTCCTTCGATGTCGAGCCGCTGCCGGTGATGGCCACGCCCGCCATCTACGGCGTGCAACTGACCATGCTGGCGCGCAAGACCGACGCCGGTCAGGGCAAGGTCAAAGGCCTCGTGGTCAGTGGTGCGCAGAGCGCCGTCAGCCCCGACATCATTCTGCAGGAGCAACTGGCGTGGCAGAGCACGCTGTTCGAGCGCAACCCGAACGGCAACGTGCAGTGGACGGAGGCCGCGTTCAATGCCGCTGAGTTCGGCGTGGAGTCGGCATGACGGATCGCGTCGTCGTTCAAGACATCGCGGAGGTTTCCAGCAAGCCGACGCCGGGAAGCGAACTGCCCACATTCCAGAGTGAGGTGCTCTCGCGCGCCACCTTTGGGGCGAGCGCAGCCCGCTTCACGCCGGAAACGGCTGTGGCTCCGCTGCCTCCCAATCTGGCGGCCAGTCTGCTGGCGGAATCCTTGGCAGGCCCCTGGCCACCCATCGATACACCGACCTTCTTGGTCGAAGTGCTGCGCCGAGACACGGCCTCGAGCGCCATGGATGCCTTTGGCGACCAGCCTTGGCCGGATGCACAACGCGGCGTGTTTGCCTTCCGCCACGATTGGATGGAGCCCCTCGTTGAACGGCTGGAGTGGCAGACCAGCGTCACGCGGCTAGCCAGCGGCAACGAATCCCGTCAGGCACGCCGACGTGTTCCTCGGCGCTGGCTCACCTACAAGGTGGGCAATGCTCGCCAGACCGATGCGCTGGTGGCCGACTGGCTGGCCGATCATCTCGGTCAAATGGCTCTGTGGCCGCTGCCGCAGTACGCGGTTCACCTGACCGAAGCCTGCGAACGTGGCGCACTGGCGCTCAATGTGACGGAGGCTGACGGGCGACAGTTCGGGCCGATCTCAGCGAATGTGCGCCTGACGTACGACGGGGTACAGGGCTGGCAGGAAATTGAGGGCAATGGCCGCTGGATTTTGATCATCGCCGCCGATGGCTGGCAGATCGCGCAACTCAGCAGTGTGGAAAGCGCCCTGCTGTGGCTGATGGAACCTTTGGCACGCGCCGCAGCCGTGGGCAGCACCGTCATGCCCTTGGTGTGGGGCAAGGCCATCGACCCGGCCGATCTCACGCAGTGGGTGCCGGGCATGGTCGGCGGCAACGTTCCCACACAGATCCAGCCTGCGCCATTGCCTGACCAGGATGTCCTCGATGACCCATGGCTCGACGAGATCCCGATCTGGCCGGATGGCAACTGGCGTGACGATCCGACGGCCACCGTGCAAGCCACGATCACCCGCCAGGACTTTTCGCCTGCAGATCCGTGGGTGCGCCGGGACGATCCGTGGTCGACGACGACTTTGCAGCGGCGCTATTTGGCCAGCTCACTGGATGAAATCGAAATCTGGCGGGCGCGGTTGTGGCGCACCCAAGGCCGTCTGGAAGCGTTCTGGCTGCCCGATGGCTTGGCCCCGATCCTGTGGGTGACCGACGAAGCCGATCCCGAAGATGGCTTCCTGCGCGTGGATGGCAAAGACATCTCCGCGTTCTGGCATCGCCCCGCCGCCTGCTTGATCGTGCATCCGGACGGCTACCGGCAGTACGCCCTGACGGCGACCTGCCATCTGGATCATAGCGGTGTGTTGGTGCTGCGCTCGGGCCTCGACGACTGGGTGCCCGAAGGCAGCCGCGTCATTCGTCTCGTGCGCTGCCGCCTCGATCACGACGCCATCGACTTGTACTGGCACAGCCCGACGTTGCTGGAGATCACCCTGACCGCGCGCCAGTTGCCCGAACCACGCGGCAATGACCGTCAAACCTACGAGGGAGAGTAAGCACGATGAGCCAGAACCCATTGCTGGAAGTCGAGTTATACGCCTTCGCCAGCGAAAGCGCGCAGTTCTATCTGACGCCGCACGAATTCGACGTCGATCTGGACGGCAATCTGTACGCAAGCCTGCCCATCGAACGCAACGAACTGGCGCTGGGAGCTGAAGCTGCGAAGGCTGGGCTGGATCTGAAACTGCCGCCGAACTGTGATTTGGTACGCCATCTGCTCGCCAACTCGCTGACCGGCGACACCACCTCGATCACCCTGCGTATCGGACGACGAGACACGTGGGGCGACTACTGGTGGATCTCAGGTACGCGCTGGATGGGCCGGGTGCTGGGCGTCGAAGTCGCTGACGATGTCGCTCGCGTTCGCTGCGAGTCGGCGCAGGTCAGTCTCAAGCGAATCGGGTTGCGGCGGCTCTACAGCCGCAAGTGTTCCCACGTGCTGTATTCAGCTGCCTGTGGTGCCTCACCCATTTCCGCCAGTGCCCTGGTGAGCAACAGCAATGGCCGCAACGTCGATCTCGACGGTGGCACGCCCGGCAGCGTCAGTGGTGGCTTGGCCGGTGGCTGGCTGCAAACCCCGGAAGGTGCCCGCCACATGATCGTCAATGACTACGGTGGCGGCGTCGAGTTGCTCTATCCGGTAGCCATTGAGGTCGGCACCGAAGTGCTGCTGACGGTCGGTTGCGACCACAGCACGGCCACGTGCGAGTCGCGCTTCGGCAACCTCGACAACTACGGAGGCTTTCCCGCCATCCCAAGCAAGAACCCGTTTTCGACCGGCGTGTTCTGAATCCCTGGAGAAATCGCCATGTGGTACCTCGTCGTCATCGTGGTGGCGGCACTGGTTTCGGTCGCGCTCGCCCCGAAACCGCCCGAACCCAAACCGGCGTCCCTGTCCGACGTCGATGCCCCAACCGCAGAAGAAGGCCGACCGATTCCCGTCGTGTTCGGTACCGTGCTGCTGCGCGGCTCCAACGTCGTCTGGTACGGCGATCTGGAAGCCGATCCGATCAAGAAGAAAGGTGGCAAGAAATGACCACGCAGACCGTCATCACCATCGATCACGTGCGCGCCGTAGGCCTGTGCGTGAACGGCACGCGCACATGGTTTGCGCGTCACGATCTGGACTTCCGCGCCTTTCTGCGGGATGGCTGTGACGCCGACACCCTGCTGGCCACCGGCGATGCAATGGCGCAGCGGGTGGTCGAGCACGCCCGCAATCAGTCCAGCCAGCGGGAGCACGGCTGATGGGTGGCAGCAGCAAATCGCAAACCGTTGGCTACCGCTACCGGATGGGGCTGCATCTAGCCCTGTGCCAAGGGCCGGTCGATGCCGTGCAGGAAATCCAGATGGGCGACCGTACAGCGTGGGGTGATGCCGACCGTGCGCCGCTACCGAACGGGCATGGGCTGACCAGTCTCTCCATCAACAAGCCCACCCTGTTTGGTGGTGACGAGCGTGAAGGCGGCGTTGTGGGCACCATCGATGTGCTGTCGGGCCATGCTGGTCAGGGGCGTAACGACTATCTGATGAGTCGCCTTGGGCCAGCCATTCCGGCATTCCGAGGCGTGCTGTCCTTGGTAGCGCGCAAGATCCTGTTTGCGGCCAACAACCCGTACATCAAGCCTTGGGCTGTGCGGGTGCGTCGCTTCAATGCCGGTTGGCATGACCATGCCTGGATGGGAGATTCCGAAGTCCGCATCTGGGATGAGGACGAAGGACAGGAGATCAGCGTCGGCATGAATCCGGCGCACATCCTGGTTCAGTGCCTCACCGATCCGCACTGGGGCATGGGCTATCCGCAGAGCACCATCGGCTGGAGTTTCTGGAATGCGGCATGGGCTTTGTCGAGTGAGGGCTTCGGCCTCAATTTGATCTGGACGCGCCAGCAGCCCATCGAGAGCTTCATCGGCCAGGTCATCGACCACATCGGCGGCATCCTCTACACCGATCCGGAGCAAGGCACGTTTGAGCTGAAACTGCTGCGCGACGACTACTGGATCGACAGCCTGCCGCAGTTGGGCCCCGACGAAATCGTGCGGCTGGAACGCTTTGAACGCGCCCAGTGGGGCGAGCTGCCCAACGAGCTGACCGTCGTTTACACCGACTGGCAAACGGGCGGTGAAGCCACCGTCACGGTTGAGAACCTGGCCGCCATCCAGTTGCAAGGCGGCGTGATCAATCAGCGCCGCGACTACCCGGGCGTCAATTACGGGCCACTCGCTGCCCGGCTGGCCTTGCGTGACCTGCGCGCCTTGGGTTCGCCCCTGGCCCGGATGAGTCTGACCGTGGCACGCGACACGCTGGAACGTGCGCCGCTGCCGGGCGATGTGTTCCTGCTGAATTGGCCGCGCTTGGGTGTAGAACAGATGGTGGTGCGCGTCACCGGCATCGACACCGGCACCTTGGGCGCGGCCGAGTGGCGCATCGAAGCCATGGAAGATGTGTTCGGGATGAGCAACACCGTGCTGTCGCCCCCGCCACCGCACGTCGATGAGCCGACCATCGAACCTTTGCCGCCCGCCTTGGTGCTGGCCGTCGAGGTGCCGTATTGGGAGCTGGCCCGGCGCTTGTCGCGTGCAGAGCTGGCCTACCTGACCGTCACGGACACCTATCTCGGTGCGCTGGCCGCCGTCGGTGGCTCGGGGCAGCTGAATTGGCAATTGGCAACCGGCGCTTCAGGCGGCGACCTCACTGCCGTGGTGGGCGAAGACTACGCACCACTGCTGACGCTTGATGCAGCCTTGCCCGCCAGCGAGGCCGATGCCATCGGCGTACCGGTGACCGCCATCAGCCAACCAGAGCGGCTGGCCGAGGGAGACTACGCCTATCTGGTGGATGCCAGTGGGGCGATTGCAGAGGCCGTCGCTGTCCTGGCCTTCGATGCTGCCAACGCGACCATCGATCTCGCACGCGGCGTGCTCGACACCACACCCCAAGCACATGCCTTGGGGACTCGGCTGATCGGTGTTGGCGATTGGCTGGCATCCGAAGGTGCGGAGCGGGCCCCGGGCGAGTCGGTGTTCGTGGGCGCGATTCCTCGCACGTCGACTGATCAGGGAGATCCTGTGCTGGCCGCCAACGGGCAGCCGATGGCGCTGACCGGTCGGCAGTCGTTGCCGTATCCACCCGGTCGTATCCGCCTCAATGGCCAGACCGAGCCTGTCGTGGTGGCCGGTGACCTCACCGTCGCGTGGGTCCATCGCGACCGCACGCAGCAGACCGCCTATCTCGTGCGGCAAGACGAGGGCGACATCGGGCCGGAACTAGGTGTGACCTACACGGTGCACATCCGTAATCGCAACAACGTGCTGGTTCGTACTGAGACGGGGCTGCTTGGTTCCGCCTACATCTGGACGGCAGCAGTGGCCGCGCTGGATGCCGGTGCGCTGGGCGACCGCATCACAGTCGAAATCAGTGCCGAGCGCGATGGTTTGAGCAGCTGGCAGCCGCAGGTGCGGGTCATGGATCGCGCAGGCTACGGCCTGCGCTGGGGGCAGTATTGGGGAGGTGTGTGATGGAAGCACGCATTGATGTTCATCTGCTCACCCTGAACGAGCCTGCCGAATGGCGGGAGGACTGCATCGCCAGCCTCGAGGACGCACAGATCCAGTTGCACGTTTTGCCGGGCATTCCGGGCCGCATCGGTGAGGCACGCGCGGCAGGTTATGCGCAAGGCACGCTGCCACTGGTGTCCTTCGTCGATCCCGACGATCTGTACGAAGCCAGTGCCTTCAGGCAACTGGCCGATGCGTTGGACGCCTGCCCGCAAGCCGTGATGGCCTACACCGACGAGGCGCTGACCGACGAAAGCGGCCAGGACCTCGCCGTGCGGCGTCTGGCCTACAGCCGCTGGCAGCACGCGAACAGCGCCAGCCATGTGCACGGCCTGATCGTGATGCGTCGATCTGCCGTAGAAGCCGTGCTCAAGGAAACCACCGACCTCAACAACTTCGCCGACTGGCTGCTGACCCTGCTCGTAGCCAAGCGGGGCGGCGTGCTGTACCTACCCATCGTTGGCAGGCACTGGCGACAGCACCCGCATCAAAGCCACCGCACAGGCGACCCGGACGCTGTCCGGCGAATACGTCAAACCATCGGCCAAGCATCGAATCTCTGGAGATAAACCATGTCATCAACCGACCCAAACCTGGGACTCAATTACGGCTGGACGCTCGGCGAAAGTGGCTGGGACACCGGCATGGACGCCAACCTCAAGCGCCTCGGCGCGGTGGTCGGCCTGTCCGTGAAAGACCGCGACCTGACCACACCACCTGCCAGCCCCGCCAACGGCGACCGCTACATCGTGCCTGCGGCTGCTACGGGCGTGTGGGCAGGCAAAACCAACCAGATCGCCGTGCGCATCGCCGATGCCTGGGAGTACCACGTGCCAAAGATCGGCTGGCTTTGCTTCATTGAGGACGAGGCCAAGCTCTCGGCCTACAAGTCCACTGGATGGAGCGCTGGCCTGGCCATCTGATTTCCCTTCCTCGTACCCACCAGAAACCCGCCCATGTGCTCACGCACTGGGCGGGTTTCGCATTTTTGGAGACTGCTATGACCGAACCCGAACAACAACAGCCCGCGCTCGTCGAGAACATGCTGCTCTTGCGCCGTGAGGACTTCGACGAACTGCTCGACCGCGCCGCTGAACGCGGGGCCGAGCGTGTCCTGACCCACCTTGGCCTGGAAAACGGCCACGCAGCACGAGACATCCGTGAACTGCGCGACCTGCTCGAAGCCTGGCGAGATGCCCGCCGCACGGCTTGGCAGACCGCCGTCAAGGTCATCACCACCGGCATCCTGGCCGCGCTTCTGGTGGGGGCCGCCATCAAGTTGAAACTGATGGGAGGCCCGCAATGATCGAGACACTGCTTGGTGGTCTGCTCGGCGGGGCCTTCCGTCTCGCGCCTGAAATCCTCAAGTGGCTCGACCGCAAGGGAGAGCGTGGCCATGAACTGGCGATGCAGGACAAGGCGCTGGAGTTCGAGAAGCTGCGTGGCGCGCAGCGAATGTCGGAAATCGGCGCGGGTGCCGATGCGGCGTGGAACGTCGGGGCCATCGATACCCTGCGCGAAGCCGTTCGTACGCAGGGCGAGAAAACTGGTGTGCGTTGGGCTGATGCCTTGTCTTGCAGCGTGCGCCCCGTCATCACCTACTGGTTCATGGCCTTGTACTGCGCTGCCAAGACAGCTGCGTTTGCGGCGGCTATGAATGCGGGCACTGGCTGGGGCACGGCCATCCTGCATG